ACAACAACGAGCTTGGGCGGGTCAACCTACACAGGCGTGACTTTCCCTGTTGTCTTGCGCGATTACCCGACCTATACGCTTGTGCCAATGACCAATGATTCATTCATTCAGTGGGATGGTGCGTTCAATGCTTACGAGGTTGTGCTGTGAACATAATTGCACCAGTTGAAGATACCAACGTAATCCGCTATGCCGACTTTGTGCGAATCACAACGGCATCCGCTGTGTATCGGTTTTCAACTGCGCCAACCGCAATCACTGTTGCGTCAGTAGATTCATTGCCATTTACAGGCTTAAGCCAACTGGTCAGCATTGGTTCGGCAACCAGAGACATCAAAAGCACCGCCAACGAAACAACTGTGACCTTGGTAGGTATAGACACCACTATGTTATCGCTTGTGCTTGGCGCGGGTATCAAAGGCTCTAAGATTGAAATGTGGCATGGGTTTTTTGATGCGGCTGGAAACTTGATAACTACCAGCAATGCCGCATGGATTAATTCCTTAAATTATTATCTTGAATGGACAAATAACAGTAATGTCCAAGTGCCTTGGCAATCATCAACATCAAACAGCGGTCTGTATCAATACTTCACAGGCTTCATCAACAGCTTCAGCATCAGTGAACAATGGATGGAAGAAATTCGTGGCTATGTCGGCACAGTGACCGTCAGCGCATCCAGCATTCAGCTTATTTTGCAAAACCGCACGGCAGGACGTTACACCAACAATAACGCATGGACGCAATTCAATGCAACCGACACCAGCATGAATCGCGTTAATTTCATTCAAACGATAAACTATCAATTCGGTAAAAACGCTTCACCCAACTCATAGGATAAAACATGATAAGACAAGCCAACAAATTTGACATGGAAGCCATTGTTCGGATGCTCAAGGCATACCGCGACAAAGCACCAGCGCAGTTTTTGCGTGATTCTAGTAATCAAGAACATATTGAAAAGCTGATTAACAACATCATTGCTGGCGCAGGGTTCATCCTACTTGCCATCAAAGACGATGACCCTGTTGGCATGGTGGTTGCCGCACAGCACCCAAACATTTGGAATCCTGAAGTGATGCAAGTCAGCGAAATTGCATTTTGGGTTGACGAGGAACATCGTGGCGGCAAGTCTGCCCATCGACTGCTTCACGCCTACATTCAGCAATGTGAAGAATGGAAGCAAGAAAACCGCATTCAATTTTTCAGTCTCAGTAAAATGGTCAACAGTCCCGACTTGTCATATGAAAAGTTCGGTTTTGAAAAGTTGGAAGAAACTTGGATTAAATAATGCCTGGTTCAATAATTGCTTATGCTATTTTGGGTGTAAACACAGGGTTTGCTTATGCCGCCTTGTCTTTTGCCATCAACATGGTGGCATCTTCAATTCTTGCCAAGCAATTTTCAAATGATTCAAACAATAATAATACAGGCGGCGACCAATTAAACCCCGGCAGTCGCTTGCAGATTCCTCCCGCTGGCGACAACAAGATTCCAGTTATCTATGGTTCTGCCTACACAGGCGGAACAATCACTGACGTATCCATCACCAGCGATTACCAAAATTTATATTACTGCCTTGCGTTATGCGAGGTGACCAACACCGAAAACGGTGGCACACCCGACACAATCACTTTTGGCAACGTCTATTGGGGCGGCAAGCGGGTTGTTTTTGATGGCACAGGCTATGTGGTCGCTTCGCTATTAGATGAGTCTACGGGTCTTTACGACTATTCTGTTGCTGGCAAGTTGGAATTCTATTTTTATCGCAACGGTTCAACAAACCCAACTAACAGCAGTTTTTTTGCTTATGGCATACAAGTCATGGGCAATACAAGTTTGACGTATCAGTGGAATAACACCAAGCTGATGAGCAACTGCGCTTTTGTGATTGTCAAAATCAGATATTCAGCAAGCGCAAACTTAACAGGCATCCAGCAAACCAAATTTCAAGTTACGAATTCAAGATATGCGCCCGGCGATTGCTTCAGCGATTATTTGTTTTCCACTCGCTATGGCGCGGCAATTCCTACTGCCAACATCAACAGCACAAGCCTGACCGCACTGAATGCTTATTGCAACCAGACATTCACATATACGACTTACACCAGTGGCAGTAGCACTTTGCCGCAACGATTCCGCTTTGATGGTGTTTTGGATACACAACAACCCATCATGACCAATTTGCAATACATGGCTACTTGCTGTGATTGCTTGCTTCGCTACAGCGAAATCACAAACACATGGGGCGTAGTGGTTCAAAGTCCGACTTATACGGTTGCAATGGCATTGAATGACAGCAACATTATTGGCTCTATTAACGTCACGCCTTTGGATATTGCTTCATCATTTAATATTGCAGAAGTTAAATTCCCAGATAGTTCAGCGCAGGACAGTTTCAATTCGGCAACATTTAATCTTGCTGTTGTTAACCCATCATTGCTTTATCCAAATGAACCAGTAAACAAACAGTCAATCAGTTTGCCATTGGTTAACAATGATGTACGGGCGCAATACATTGCAAATCGTTTCTTGGAAGCCTGTCGTGAAGATTTGCAAATTCAATTGACCATTGGCTATGTTGGTTTGCAGTTAGAAGCTGGTGATATTGTTTCTTTAACCAACACAAATTATGGTTGGTCTGCCAAGTTATTTCGGATTGCCAAAGTGACTGAGAATTTTGGCTCTGATGGAACAATCACTGCAACGCTGATGCTGACTGAATACAACAGTACAGTCTATGACGATATAAGCATCACGCAATTCACGCCATCACCCAATACAGGTTTGGCTTCGCCTTTGACGTTTGGAACAATTCCGACACCAGTTGTAACCGCAAGTAATCCATCTGCGGCAAATCCATCATTTGTTATTGACATAACGACATCTACCGCTGGCATTGTGGATTATGTTGAATGTTGGTATTCTGCTTATGCAAGCCCAACCACCGCACAAAGATTCTTTGCTGGAACATCTGCCATTGCGTCTGATGGCAACCCATATTCACCAAGCACTTATTTGACCATCACTTTGCAAGATATTCCAGCGGGTAATTGGTACTTTTTCACCCGCATGGTCAATGGTCTTGGCTCAAGCATTTACAGTTCACCATCGGCAGTGTTTCAATGGCGACCTACTACATTTACCTATGCAAATCAATATGTGGTGGTTGCTTATGGTGATGACCTTGTTGGCACAAACATTTCATCTTCACCTACAAGTAAGAATTATTATGGCTTGTACAACTCAACATCAAGCACATACAGCGCGGTTGCTTCCAATTACACATGGTATTTGGCGCAACCGACATTTGGCACTGCAAATAAACTTTGTTTTATAAATCGCACAGGTAGAAAATTCAGCTTTGGTACTGCGCCAGCGGCTTATGCTTCTTCAACTGCGGCTTATGTTCCTGTATCAACATTTGACAATTCGCTGTGGTCTGCATTGCCTGATGGCACAAACTACATTGACCTTGATATACGCACGGGTCAATTAACGCGCACAGGCACAACTACTGTTGGTTCTGGTCAGATTGCAATTACCAATAATCCTGATGGCACAATGATTGGGTCTTTGGCTCAATATTTAAATTTTGGCGGCGCAACAACTTACACAAGTTCAGTTGCATCATTGACCATTGACATTTATGGTCGTGTGGTTGGTGTTGTACCGCCCGACAATTTTTATTACACATCAGAAGATTTCACAGCAACGGCTGGACAAACAGTATTCACGCCGACTGCAAGACAAGCTGGATATATCACTGGTCAAGATTTGATTTATCGCAATGGCGTATTGCTTGACACAACAGAATACACAGAATCCAGCACAACAGTGACTATGAACACTGCTTGCATTGTTGGTGAATTTGTGGCGATTGTGTCTATGCGTTCTGTGGCGGCTGGTAATACTTATGAAGATTTGGGATTGCTGTATTCAAGCGGCACAGGAACAACAACGCTGACATATTCAAATCTGCCGCATCAAATTATCAATGCTGGTGATGTATTGACATTTAGTAATTCTGGTTTGCCAACACAATACACAGTATCCACAATAAATTATGTAACCAAACAAATTGTGTTTACTACTGTATTTATTGCAAGTGCTGGAAATGTTGTTTATCGTTATCGTGCATTAGGTTCAACATACCCATCATTTAGCCGTTGGACTGCCACATTGACGGCGGCAAGCACTTACACGCCCACAACATTTCAGTTGGTATCAGGTTCAGAATTTTTGTTCTTGAATGGCACTCAGGTTAACGACCAAGATTATGATTTGGTTGGAAACACAATCAATAATTTTCCATCTACAGCAACAGGCAATTTCACAATATTGCAATTTGCGCCAAACAATCAAGGTGTGCCAAATGGATTGCCAGCCGCAGTATCAACATTTACAATAAGTGGAACTGCGCTTTACAGTTATTCATATACACCAGCATATTTTGAAATCTTTGCCAATGGTTGCTACTATGACCAAGGCGTAGATTACACAACGGCAACAGGTTCATACACGCTTGTGCCAACACCAACCAATAACACAACAGTTCTTGTTCAACAGACTTACAACGCATCAGGAGTAGCATAGTGACTCAAGCCTTCAATCTTTCACAACTTGCAAACAACGTAAACACCAGTGGTTTGCTTAATGCGGCGGCGGGTTTATATAACCAACTTCCAGTTGCAAACGGCGGTACTGGTGCGGCAACATTAGCGGCAAATTCCGTACTCATTGGCAATGGAACAAGTGCCGTTACGACAGTTGCGGCAAGTACATTGGGTAACGTATTAACGTCAAATGGAACGACATGGGTTTCACAAAGCGCAAGTGGTGCTGTTCCTGTTTACAACGTGTTTACATCACCCGGCACATGGACAAAACCAGCAACAGTTAAAGGCATTATGGTCACTGTTGTAGGCGGTGGTGGAACAGCGGGAAGTTCTGCTATGCCATCAAATCCTGCACCATTAAATAGGCTTGGTAGTGGTGGTGGTGGTGGTGGTGGTGGGACAAGTATTCGCCTATACCCTGCCCCTACTATACCCGGTCCACAGCCATACACAGTTGGCGCAACTGGCGCATCATCATCTTTTGGTATTGCACCAATAACTGTAATTACTGCCACTGCTGGCGCAAATGGTAGTGCTGGAAATACATTTAATACTAGTGCAAATGGTGGTGCTGGCGGTACTGGTTCTGGTGGTCAAGAAAATATTTCGGGAAGTGCGGGTACATATTCCATTGTTGTAGCTAATACTTTAAACTTGCAAGGAAATGGTGGAAATTCTTATTTAGGAAGTGGCGCTCAAGGTGTAATAACAACTACTGGCCCCAGCAATACTTCTACTAATGGGACTCCCGGTAATTCATATGGTGGCGGGGGAAGTGGTGGTTCATCAAATCAAGTTTCACTTCCCGCATCTCCTACTCCCGGCGTTGGCGGCACAGGTGCAACAGGCGTTGTAATTATTGAGGAATTCTATTGATGAAAGCATTGATTTCAACCATTGAGCCAAGATTAACTGGTTATCGCGTTGCTCAAACTGCTTATGATGAGCAAATTTTCCCAGTTGCTGAAACATTGTTTTGGGTTGACTTTCCAAGTGACTTGGATACAGAATTAGTTCCACAAGACTTTTATTGGTATGACCCAACCGATGAAACAATCAAATCACAAAACACGACAGGATAAATTATGTGCGACCAACTCAGCCAATTTGTTGTTGAAAAGTATGTTCATCTCAAAAATTTTCTTGCTGAAGAATCATGCGCTGAGTTAACCACCGTATTAAAAAATTTGGTTGCTGAAAAGCAAACTACACAAGACAGTCAATGCCCAAAGTCTGAAGCGGTTCATGGTGCAATGGCATTTGATAAATTGCTGGTTGACTTATTGCCGCACTTTGAAAAAGCATCAGGCAAACGGCTTTATCCAACATATTCGTATGCTCGACTGTATGCACCCGGCGAAGATTTAACCATTCACACCGACCGCGAATCATGCGAGATAAGCGCAACCCTGACCCTTGGCTTTGAGGGCAATGTGTGGCCTATTTACATGGGCGATGAGGGTAAGGCTAACGCGAGCAAGATTGACATGGCTGTGGGCGATGCTGTGCTTTATAGGGGCATGGACAAGCATCATTGGCGCGAGACATACACACAGGGCAAATGGCAAGCTCAAGTGTTTCTGCATTACGTTGATGCTGATGGCCCACACAAGGAATGGAAATTTGACAAGCGACCGTCACTTAATTTGCCATCACCTGAAATGCGTCATTGGGTTTACAACGACATTTTGACTTCAGGTGCTTGTGATTCTTTGGTCAGGCTTTACACACAAGACAGAATGCCAAAAGAACCGCCTGTGATTGGTGATGGTGCTGGCGCAATCAATCTGGAAGTGCGAAATGTGACTCGTGTGATGTTGCCAACTTACAAAGACATTGGCGGTCGACTTGCGGCGGCTGGTTTGTGGGCAAACAAGCAGATGTGGAACTTTGACATCACCCATGCCAACCAAGCTGAATTCCTTGCATACCCCGCAGGAGGGCGGTATCAAGCCCATGTGGACACATTCCTACAACACGGCGATGAATGCCGCAAATTGACTGTATTAGCGTTCTTGAACGATAATTTCAAGGGCGGCAAGTTCTTCTTGCAAGACGGGCAGAATCGTTACTATCCACCGCAGTCAAAAGGCACTGTGCTGGTGTTTCCATCTTTCATAATGCACGGCGTGGAAGATGTGGAGGAGGGCGAACGATTTTCTGTTGTGTGTTGGATGGTAGGCAAATTTTTCAGGTAACAAAATGAATTCACCCATTCTGGCGGTTCGCAATATCAGCGATGAAGAATTAAAAACAATGTTGCGCGAAGCGGCTGAATGGGGCGCAAAACGCGCATTGGCTGACATCGGATTACATGATGATGACGCTGGCTCAGACGTTAAGGAATTGCGCGGCTTACTTGAGACATGGCGCGATGCAAAACGCACGGCATTCAGAACGGCAATAAGCTGGCTGACCAAAGGATTCCTGATTATGATGATTGGTAGCGTCTGGTTTTACGCAAGCAAAAAGGGGTAGAAAATTGACCCTATTACTTTGTTGGTCATGGCAAATAGTTGCGTGGCGGCTATTAGACAAGGTGCGTCACTTTACAAACAGGCCAAAGAATCTTTCCTTGAAGTCAAAGCCGCCGCTGATGAGGTGGTCGGAATATATAAGGAAGTTACTGGATTTTGGAGTAACTTTAGTAACTTCTTCAAAAAGTCAACGCCCAAGCCTGTGGCGAAAGCGCGGAAGAAAGAAAAGTTTGTTGCCTATACCGAAACACAAGCCACCGCAGACATTGTTAAGCAACTGACCGAATTCTTTTCACTGCAAGACCAGCTTAACGAATATCTGAGGGCTGAAGAATTAAAAGCAGAAGTCTATGACCCAAACATGAGCAATGCTGAAATGATGGGTACGGCAATGAACGTGATTATGTGTAGGCAACAGATGCAAGAATTGGAAGTGACAATTCGGGAAATTATGGTGTATGAAACACCGGGTCTAGCTGACCTGTACACCCAGACATTTGAACTTCGCGGCAAGATGCAGGAACAGCAAACCAAGGCGCGGCTTGCTCAAGAAGCGCAAGACAGGCGGGACTCATGGCTACACAGGGAAAAAGAAAAGAACCTCAAATTAAAAATAGCGTACCTTTTGGCAACGGCGTTCCTCCTCCTGTACGTTTGGCTGTGGCTGATACTCCTCAATCGGTGGCAAAAGACATAATGGGATGGGTTGCAATGTGCATTTGCATAGGGTTGCTACTACCCTTGCTTGGATTTTTGTATGTGGATATATTGACTGCAAAGAAAGACGTTCAGATTGAATTGACCAAAGTGCAAGAATTACGCAAACAGATTGAGCAAGATAAACGCGAGGTGTCAAAATGAATGTAATTGATTTATTGATTATTAGTATGCTGGTGGTTTTAATTTTCACAGACAAGGGGTAATCATGGATTGGCTTAAACAAATCGCACCGACTATCGCCACTGCGCTTGGTGGCCCATTAGCAGGGCTTGCCGTGGACGCAATCAGCAAGGCTGTAGGCATAGACCCCAAAGACGTTACAAAGACCATCAGCGAGGGCAAATTGACTGCTGACCAGATTGCACAGATTAAGACTGCTGAACTCGCTATGGCGGCACGGGCACAGGAACTTGGACTGGACTTTGAAAAGATTGCCGTTGATGACCGCAAGTCAGCACGGGAAATGCAAATATCAACTCAGTCATGGATACCCGGCGGCATGGCAATCATTGTCACCTGTGGGTTCTTCGGCATTCTGATTGGCTTGATGACCGACCATTTCAAAACCACTGATGCGCTTATGCTGATGCTTGGCTCACTTGGCACAGCGTGGACAGGCATCATCGCATTCTATTTTGGCTCGTCTGCTGGCAGTCAAAAGAAAGATGAATTGCTTCATCAATCGAGTCCAACAAAATGAAACTAAGCCCATCATTCACGCTTGACGAATTAACGCATACTGATTTGCGGCAGTATGACAACACACCAACTGACGGCGAATTGGAAAACCTTGTCCGCTTGGCTGAGTTTTTAGAGCAAGTCAAAGTCGTGCTAGGTGGCAAGCCCATCATCGTGAATTCTGCATTTAGGTCAAAAGCTGTAAATGATGCAGTGGGTTCAAAAGATGGAAGTCAACATCGCAAAGGCTGTGCGGCTGATATTCGTGTGCTGGGTATGACTCCTGACCAAGTGGTCAAAGCAATTATTGAATCAGGTTTGCCGTATGACCAAGTAATTCGAGAATTTGACCGCTGGACTCATGTGAGCATTCCAAACACAATGGTTGCCGAACCTCGCGGCATGGCATTAATTATCGACAAAGGCGGCGCAAGGGCTTACGCTTAATCCTGCCAATCAGCAAGCCAGTTTGCAAGCAGACAGCAAACGCCAACGGTGACCGCACCGCCAAGCATCAGAACAAAGACCAGCACCAGAAAATCCATCATTTTGTTTTCCTTGATAAAGCCTTGGAATAAATAAACACTTGATTCTTTTCGTTAATGTCACGCCCATCTTGCTTGCGCTTGGCGTATTCCTCGCCTTGCTTTAGCCGTTTCATTTTGGTGTCGCGTGTCCAGATGCTTTTGCCGCTGTAATCAAATGCCGTGGTCATTCAGTTCTTTTAGTTTGGCTTCAATGGTTCTTAAGAATGGGTGAAAGTCAGCATCTTCAATTTTCCAAAAGTCACCGTTCCACTTGCCTCCGCACTCTATAAATGTCGCTTCCATTTCATCATCCGTCAGCGGCTTGCGCTGTGAGTGGGTGTAGAGCGGTTCACCGTCACCGTCTTCACTGTAGAGGTATTGTTTATCACCGTCAGGATTCCAAACTCTCCACGCCACAGGCTCTTGCTCTGGCTGTGAACTAGGACAGCTTCCATCTGCATTTCGTGGACTGCACCCAATGCAAATATCGCCCATGTCGCAGGGCTCTGGCTGTGCCAAGGCTTCTTTGAAATTTGCTTTTGGTTCTTGCACTAGCAAAATTAAACCGTGTTTGCTTCCTTGGTTTTCTTGGATTAGCGTTACGACTCCAAACAAACGGTGCGTGCTGTCATGTTCGCCTGTGCTGACATCAATCGACACCTCCATTCCCTCTACAAACGCCGCAATATTTTGCTCTGGCTGTGCCAAGGCTTCTTTGATGACGGCAATCGCTTTGTACATTTTTTCCGCTGATGCGTTGAACTCGTCTTGGTTGCCCCAGTCAATAGACAACTCCGTTTCTAGTGCATCAAGCGCCATCTTCAATGCTTCTTTTGTCATGCTTCCACCCCGCAAACTTTTTCCATGTACGCCAAATAAAGCTGGTCGACAGTTTCAAACTCTCTACTGTCGCCATCAAGAACCCAGCATCTTTTCTCGCTATGCCACTTGCCACTGCGTTTGCTTCGTTTAGTGTGAATTTCATGCTGAAGACCATGCTTGTCATTGCGATACATTCTTTGTGCGCCGTGGTCAAAAGTTATTCCCAATGTGTATCGGTATAGAAGTTCATCGAATTCTTCAAACGTCAATTCATTCATGCTTCACCTCTAGCTCTGATTGCATTTGCATAAGCTTGTATATCAGGCGCATTGCTGATTGATTCCAGTGTTTTTACACATGCCGCACGTTCTTTAAAGCGTTCTATTTTGCCAACGAACTTAGCAAAAGCTAATATGCAAAAGCTCATTGTTTCTACGTCCAAGCAGTCGTTCAAAAGGCCAACAGATACTGCGGCTGAAAGAATTTCTTCATCAGTCATGTTCATGTTTGTTCTCCTCTGGCTCTGATAGCAAGAGCAATCGTGCTACCTATAACGCCAAAATTAGGTTCGGCAACCCTTGCACAGGCTTCACGTTCTTCAAGCACTGATTCATAGATTTCAACCGCCGTTTGGTCTTGCCATTTCTTTTGTTCTTTGGCGGCTACAAGGTTGGCGAAGCGTACTAACACTGCTCTATACATGGTGTCTGAAAAGTAAACCCCATCCACTTCAAGTCCAGCCTCTCTTGCCATCTCAATGATTTCTTGTGTCATTTTTTCATTCTCCGAACATAACTTGCAAAACTATCAATGGTGTCTTTGCCAAATGGCGTTCTAAACATGACTTCAATTTCACGCGCCACTTCTTCAAGCACTTTGTTCCGCAATTCATCGTAGAACTGCTGTTGCGTTTTAGGCTCTGTCGGTTGATTAAATTCACTCATAGCAATTCCCACCCAAACATAAAAAAGAAACTGTAAACCTTGCAAATGATGCCGACAACAGTTGCCCAAAACAAACTGGTCAAAATTGTGATTGCGTGTTTCATCTTAGAAACCCATCACGCCTTGCCATGCGAGCAACTCTGTATTCAAACAGATTTGCAAGGTTTGGGTTAAGTAAGGCAAACAGTCTTGCAAGGTATGGGCTAATGTTGTTGTTGATTTTCCAGCCACCATCGCCCTGCTCAGACAGCGCAGAATGATGCCGCAGTACATGAATAATGGTTCTAGCTGAATAATGCTTGAAACCCGCTTTAACGACCTTAAAAGCCTCTTGCTCAAAAGCAATCCAGATGTGCGCGTTTTCCGGTATCCAGCGTAAGAATTCATCACTGAATTGTTCTTTATGTTCATGTGCAATATCTTCGATTGTGAAATTTTTCATTTGTTTACTCCAGAACTTTGTAACCGCGACCATTCAAGCAAGTCTTAACAATCGCTTGTCTACGTTGATAAGCTGACCATGCGCCTGAACCACTTCCCACAATCGCGCCAGAAGCCAATCCAGCACCAGCGGCGTTGTTGACAGGCATACCCGTCTTGCTTGCAATCCATGCGCTTAAAAGGGCTGATGCCGCACCTTGGATGGCGGCTGACTTTGCCATCTCCACAGGGTATTGCACTTCTTCAGATATGCGTTCGCATTCCATTTGGTCTGCGTAGATGTTGCCGGGCGTGGTGCTGGTCTTTGGGTCAATGATGATTCGGTTTGCACAACCTGTTAATAAAAGCAAAAACAATATTTTCAACATTTTCAATTCCTTTGGCGACTTACTGGTTACCCATGCGCCTGTTTAGTTAAAAGGGTATATCGTCATCAGGCATGGATTCGGCACGGCGACCGGGGCGTGGTTCAGACTTGGGCTTTTCTTTGTCATACGGCTCATTGATAAAAGCGTACCCATTCCATTCAAGCGGGATGACATCCAGTTTCAACATTGGGCCATGCTTGCTTTCAATGATTGCACCAATCTTCTGGTACTTTTTCTTTGTCTCGCCCTGTGCGTTGACGTATTCGCCCATGACGGCGGTGACTTCTTTGTATGCCATTATTTGTTTTCCTTTGCGAGTTCAGCTTGTTTTTTTATTGCACTGCGGACTTTGCTATCTAATTTTGACCACAACGCAATTTTTTCATCACCATCTTCAATGCCTGTGTATTGTTCATAAGCACCGTGCATATCGTCTGCCGCTACTCGTTCCAAAATGGCATCCAGCACATCTTGCACAACTGCTTGGCGGTCAGGCTTTAGCCCATCCCATGCGCCTTGTGTGGCAGATATTTTTGGCACTGACTTACTAGCGGCATTGCCATCGTCATCCTCTGGCGCAAGCCCTGTGGCGGCTAACAGCGAATACCTACGGGCATAAGTCGCGCAACTACCAATCCCTTGAGCATCCAACTTGACTGCTGGCACAAACAAACGACCTCCGCTGAGTTGCTCGCCTGATTCATGAATGAACAGCGTTTCCACAATTACGCCTTTGTCGCATTCGTGGAACTGTTGCATCAGAGCAATGCCATTGTCGTTAAGCGCGTCAATGACCGCTTCAACGCAAGCGGACAGGTCAGCATACTTACTGCGGAAATGCGGGTTGGTGCTGGACTTAAGTGCTTTGCCAAATGCTTTTTGCGCTTTGACCAGCGCGGCTGATACTTTTTGCATTTCAATTATCCTTTTCAATTAGTTCACGTTGTAAATTCAGAATTTCTTCTTCATCATTTTGCTGGTTTTGTTTTAGCGTTTCAATTTCTGCATCCATTCGGCTCAAATAGCCCTGAAGCATTCCGCATTTAAATGCAAGCCTAGATGTTGAATCATCAGGGTATTTTTCGCGTGAAAGTTTTTCAGCTTCACTTACCATTTCATCAACTGTCATTTCAGTCCCATCAAATTTTTAATTAAAAATATCAATCCGATGATGTACACCAGCATAGGCAAATTTGACTTGGGTTTAATGTCAAGCAAAATGCCCTGCCAGAATTCTTCATCGCGGCTCATGACCGCTTTTTGCGGCGGTGTGTAGTACGCACCAATCTTTAGACCAGTGCGCGTGGTGTAGGGCAAGCTAGTCAAGCTGGCTTTCCCATCTGGATATGTCGGCTTCACGGCGTTCATCTTCGCAGTGTTGTTTCCAACGATATGCAACTTCGGTTTCAATTTGCGCGTTGTCTTTTTCGCTAATGACATTCGTTATCTCCAATCCATCAAGATAAACTTCAATTTCAAATTCTGCTTGCAAACCCACAGTTTCATCTTCATCTACAAAGTTGTAAACCACTGTGGCATTTGCGCCATTTGATAGTTGATGTGTAAAGGAACAGGTCATGATTTTTTTTCCTGTAATTGCTTTTTCATTTCATTAACCATGCGTTCAAACTGCCAAGTCAAAACGTCAAAATAAGAATTTTCAACAGTTTGGTCGGAGATTCTTTGTTCAACAGTAGCGCGGTCGCGCATATCGCCATCATTTTGATATTTCAGGGTAATTATCCAAGTCATTTCAGCAACTCCTTAACAATTTCAATCAGAAACGGCACTGACAAAATCAGGCCAATGGCTGTTGCTTGCAAATATTCATTCAGCTTCATGTTCTTGTTCCTCCAAAAAAAGCCAATCTTCAATCATGCCGCCACCGTAAAGCAGAATGGTCTTGCAAG